CTATGCCAGGGTATAGTACCTGTCGATCTTTTTGATTGTCGCTCGAAAGGGGATTTTGTCTCCGTATTTTTGGAACTGTTCGATCAGGACATCGCTGCCGGTGAAGCAGATGTAGCGGGCTTCTTCTCTTTCGAATTGGATTGTGAGGAAGAGGCCAGAGACGTTTTTCTTGTACTTGCTTGTCTTAATGGAATGCCCCGTCACAAGGACTTCCAGGTTTACCACGTCGTCGATTTTTATTTTCTCTCCATCCAGGGGCCGGGCTTCTGTTGCGAAATCACTGAACCGAGGGGCTTCCATCCTTTGCCAACTCCATCCTTATAGTGTGTTCCAGGTCGTTCACATTCATTGCCATTGCTAAATTTCTTGTATTGGCCCATCTCATCCATCCTTTTGCTGAGGCCACAACCGAGCGGGCAGTCTCTAACGTCAACCTCCCGCTGGCCAACATCGCCGGGATTGTCCGCAGTCGGCGCTGCATCTTCTTTGCCGTCCTCTTACGGAGCAGGACATAGCCGTCAGGAAAGTGCCGATAGCCCAGGAAATCCAGTCCTCGCGAGACAGGGAACAGATCGCACTTGCTGAGGCGCAACCCCAGGCGCTCGGACATGAACTCGCGGATCTTCGTGGCCAGGTCACGCAGCACGGCCTTGTCATCGTGAAACAAGCAAAAATCGTCGCAGTACCGCAGATATGCGCGAACTTTCCAGACGTGCTTGGCTTGCATATCCAGCTCGTGCAGGTACAGGTTCCCAAACCACTGGCTGGTATAGTTGCCGATAGGGGCGTTTGCCCCTCCACCTGTGGAATAGATGACATCCCGCAACAGCCAGAGAGCATCCGGACACTTGATCTTGCGCTGCACCAGGCCAAACAACACATCATGCTGAATGGACGGATAAAACTTGGACACGTCGCACTTCAGGCAGTATTTATGTTTGCGAACGAACTGCATCGCCCGCAAACTTCCGGAATGGATGCCCTTTCCGGTCCTGCAGCAATACGAGTCATCAATAAACATCCTGTCCCAGATCGGCTCCACCACGGCCATCAATGCGTGCTGCACAATTCGATCCGGTGCGAACGGCAGAACGTATATATCCCGCTTCTTTGGCTCGTGGATTGTCTTGACGTTATATGGAGAGGTCCGGAACGTCTTCCGGATTAGAGATTGGCGGACCCGCTCCAGATTACCCGCTATATCCTGTTCAAAAGATTGAATGGTGCGCTGCCATGCCTTGCCGCGGCGCGCTCGCAAATACGCCGCATGGATGTTTTCAGACGTCGTAATCGCGGGCCAGAGGTTTCCTTGTCGTTTCATTTTTTAATTTGGCATCCCGGACGTTCGGCGAACCTACTAGCCCGGGATGCCCTCCGCTTGGTGTTTTGCCTTTCGCCTTTCAGCTACCGGACATGGCCATCCGATCCAGCCGTGGAGTTTGGGCGGGTTGGGCATGAATGCCCAACGGCGCTTGAGAATCCTCGTATCCGTGCGACCCCGCACGCCGTTATTCGCATTCAGATTCAGCGGACTGTTATTCCAATTCGAAGCACGTGGACCGCAAATCGCTGCATTATTCCAATTAGCGCCGAACAAGGGCCGAGAGACCGGATAGCCAAATTTTTCGCGACGATTTACGATCCCCGCTTTACGATTCCCGATTCTTCGGCTCCGCGCGACCCCGCACGCCGTTAGTCGCATACAGCGTCAGCGGACCGTTAGCCCAATTCGAAGCACGCGGACCGCAAATCGCTGCATGAGTCCAATTAGCGCCGAACAAGGGCCGATTGGGAGACAGCCTGTGTTGCCCACCTACGCCAGAATCATTAACATCAAAGGCATCTAACCAGGCATCTGCACTCTGCCCGCCGCCATCACCTTCACCCCATTGCCACAGAACTCCACAACAGCTCTCACAGCCGATGCTGCTGATCATCCTCCGCCCGGCCGTGTCCACGTACCCGCCTGTATTCGTGGGGTTGGCTGAGCCGGTGATATTAGTTCCCTGGTTGCTCCCCAGGGACGCGGCTACGAATTCGTGCTGATTCAGCATCCGTTTGCCGATCCTGCCCAGCCATTGACTGAACTTGTACCAATGGAACTTCGTGGCCGTGTCGCCGGTCACGTGGGCCGCGCCGTTGCGGCTGGCCAGTTCTCCGGCGTTGATGCTGGCCAGGTAGATATCCACCCAGCGGTCGATGCCTGCATGATAAACCATGCCTTCGGGGGCACTGACGGGCCGGTGATTCAGGCACCAAATGGACGCCGGGAGGATGTCACCGGCCAGGTAGCCGGACAGCGCATGCCCGCTGATCGTCCCGACGTTGGCGCAAAGGGTATGGAACCCACCTATTTTGCGGCTGGAGTCCGCAGTGTAGCTGGCGGGGTAGGTCGCATTGAGCGAGGTCACCAGCTCAGATGTTCCGTCTCCATTGTCGCACAGATAGATGTAATAATCCTTGCCGGGATCGAACGAAGAGCCGAAATCCAACGCAGTCTGGCCATTAAACTCCACGTCAGCGTCTGCCTGGAACACCAAGTGCTTCCCATCGGAAATGATCTTGATCGCCGTGTTCTCTTTCAGCGTCAAATGCTTGCGGCTTGTCGTCCCGGCCACGAGGAACGGCGCATGCACGGCCTGCAACTGCGGGTGTATCTCGTGCAGGTTGTCCGCGTTCAGTTTAAATTGCGGCGCGTCCTGGTTTTTCCAACGTATATTAAGAGTGCTCATAATCAACGATTCTCCTTATTGTTGCGGCGGATACAGATCCGCCAGGGAAACGCCGGGGTCTGCCGCGTCCAGCGCCGTCAGGGCCGTTTCTCCGGCGTCCAGGGCTGCCTGGATCTCGCCGGGGCTTTGGGCATGGCCGACGGCCGCCGCAGTGGCCAAATACTGGCCATTCACCTGTAGTTTCCAGGCCCTGACCTGATTCACGAGGTCCAGCGCGGCCAGCATCTCCGGCGTACGGTCCTGCTCCGGCGTGGAGAGGACGCTCAGCATCACCTCTATCATGGCCGTGTCATGGTGCGGTGCGTACCGGTCCCCACCGTCCTTGCGCAGCACGAAATCCTGACAGCGTAACTCCCAGCCGCGCCGCGCCTGAGCGATCAGCGCCACCATATCCGGCTCCGGCTCCACGGGCGCGGGCGGATCTGTATATCCACCGCCGATCCAGGCGATAGCCTCGACCGTGGATATCCCCATCGCGGCCAGCGCGGAGTCGGGGTTTTCCACCCAGTTGCCCTGGTCATCGAAATGCATCCTCTCATCGAGCAGCCGGCGCAGGTACTCCGCTGCCTGCTCCGGATACGCGGCCAGCATCCGCTCCATATCCGTCCGTGTCTGTATAATCCTCGGAAATCCTCTCATCGGTCCCTCCATTATAGAATCATGGTCCCGGCATAACTGCCGTCGCCGCAATAAGCGCCACTGCCGCAATAGATAGATGGCCCGACCAAAATCGTCCGCACATCGCTCCAAAATGAATGGTGCAACACATTGCCATCCCCGCGCACCCTGGCCCGTACAGTATAGTTTCCCGAGGCAGCCCACCGCAGGGTGATGGTTGGGCTATCCGAACCGGACAAATCGCCGCTGATCACGCTCGGACTCCCCGTGGCGTCCCATTCGACCTCTGAAGCCTGTGAATCGAAGTGTCCATCGATCACAACATCATCAAACGTCGCTGCCGAGCCCAACATTTGCACAACAGGCTTGACCAACCGCCTGGTCAGCTGTCCGTCGGACCGTCGCCACCTGGCCGCGCCGGGGGCCACCCCGACACAGACCCAGAAATCATCTGTGCCCGGATAAATCCACGTGTAACCTGGCGGATAGACATCGTCGTTGGGCGAGGGCAAGCGGCCCACGCTCACGGCAACCTGACCCATCGTGATGGCGTTTTGCACCTCGACGATATGCTGCACTCGCTCATTCATTTCCTGCATCGACGCCGCCAGGCTGCTCCGCCCCAATCGCGCTGAATTCACCTCTCCGCGCAATAACGTCAGCTCCGAATCTGCAGCGTAATAGCGGTTGTTCCAGTCCGTGGACTGGAGGTTGACCTGGTCAGTCCACAAACCAAGCTGGGCGCTCAGGATGACCAGGGCGGAAAGAAAATCATCTGCTTTCGGATCAAACTCACTTTTGGGATCTTTGCGAGACGGAGCCGTGGGCAGCTTGGTTATTTTCTGTTCGATAAATTGCATTTTTCCTCCTTAAATGAGCCCGGAGACATCGAGAGCACACCGGCTGTAAGCAGGTCCAGGAATGACCAGGTCAAATTCGCGTACGAATCCATAGGCCAGCAGGGACTCGTATCCTGAATCACTATTATTGCCCTGAATAACCACCGGGATCCCGCGCATGCCGGCAAAAATCCGCTGGACCGCATCCACGGAGCCGGAGTCAACTTCCAGATCCAGAGACATACGCTTAGCCCAGTTTCCCTGCTTGAGAGTAGTCAGGCCGTCCTCATCGGTCTCTTTCCGGCTAAAATCTTGAATTCCAACGCTGGCCCCAAACTGAGTCATGCCGATATACCTAGACTGCCCGACAATCACCTGACCAACCTTTGCCCGGCTGGATGGATTAGGATGTATGCGGACCAGTATTTTGGCATTGAACCACACTGGAAACCGTAACAGCAGGTCATTTCTCCACTCATAGGGCAGAAAAAAATATTCCCACCAGGACGTGGACATATCCAGCCTTAGATCCACGTCCTTTTCCACTTCCACGGTGCCTGTGGATAGATTGGTAAGCTCTATCTCGACGCGGTCGCCGTCCAGCGCGAACATGGCAAGGCCGTCACAGCTGGACGCGTCAATTTCAATTTCGATTGGCTGGCCCAGCTCCCCGACGCTTTGAGAGTTCACGAATCGATCAAACATCTTCCACTGATTTGTGGCTCCAACCTCTGCCCACCAGGGGGCGTAGACAAGATCTTTATCCGCCACTCCCTCCTGTGGTTCATCTTTGAATTTTTCCAGATTTTCCGGGGGATAGTTTCCTTGATTCGCGCTTCGCTTGCTCTCGAAAACTATGTGAGGAGTGCGCGGCGTGACTCCGTCGTCTTCGAGGGAGACGACTACTTTTTGCCCAACGCTATAGGTCGCATCAGGATCATATTCCGGCAGACTTTCCGCTGCCAAATTTGTCGAGAGCAGGTTTATTTTTTTGGGTATAATCACTTCCATCAGACTCTTACCCCCGGCAGGCCGTCTTGGTCCCACCTGTCCATGATCCGTTCGGTCCGGCGTATGTGCTTGGCTATGACATACAGCGCACGTCCCAGGGACTCATCAACCCGGCCGGCGGATATTGTTTTGAGCGTGTCCAACATTTCCCTGGTCTGCTCTGCTGTCAGGATGCGCCCCCCCTGGCTGGGCATGAACATTTCATCCCCGGCTTCGTTGATGCGGTACATATGGCCAGGGAGCACATCGCCGCCTATGCGTCGGCCAATACTGCTGCCTCCGCCGCCCGCGACTCCGCGCCCTCCGCTGTCACGGCCTCCACTGGTGCCGGAGCTGGGGCCACCGCCCCCAAATCCGCCGGGGTTCCCGTGGGGAGAGTTGCCCCAGCCCCCAGAAGTGCCCAGCCCCTGGCTGCGCCCGCCATGCGCATCAGGGCCTCCAGGAGAATACCCGCCAAAGTCAGCTCCCCCGGGACCGTCTGAGCCGTATTGAGACCCCACCTGTGCGGCCCAGCCTCGTGTGGCGTAGGAGTAAAAACTGGGAGAGGCCAGAACATCCGCGGCGAGCGCTGCGGAGACGGCTAAGCTCCCCTGAGCCTTGACCGCGTCCGTAAAGCTCTTGCCGTATGTCTTGGCCATGTGGCTTACATGATTTCTCAGCTGGGTATCGGGGTTTGTGGCTATGGCTTGGGCACGCTCAACCAGGCCCATAGCGAGCCTTCCGCGAGGCCCTTCCTCGGTTATCTCTTTGACAAAATTCGAAATTCCGTAGCTTTTAGACATCCGGTCGATAGACGCATACATGCCGCGCCCTGCGATCTCTCCGTACTGGTCCTCCAATGCGTCACGGTAGGTCTCGTTTGCACGAACGCCGAGTAGGTCAGCTATCCCGCTGATTGCCATGCTCACCATAGGGGACAGCGCCCCGGCCATTATTCCGAGGCCCAACCCGGAGAATCCGGTCAATGCAGCCAGGGCGGAGACGGCAACCTTCGAATATGGCTGGTATTCTTCAACGCCAAGGCTATACGATGCAATATCGCCGAACAGACCGGCGGTCATGCCGGTAGCGATAGACGATACCGCCCCCTGAACGGCCACATCTCTGGCCATCGATCGAGCGGCGGACATATCTATATTGAGGCCGACGCTCTGCAACTGATTGGCCATAGACATGGTAGAAGCGTAGTTCTTGGCGGCCGCGGCCAGGCCTCCCAAAACGGAAGACTGCATCCTGCCCATTACCATGCCGCTGATATTCGGGTCACGGACCCCCATGAAGTCGGCTGCTCTGGCCCCCCGAGAAAGGCCCTCAACACGCCCCTGAACCTCGCCGAAAAACGTATCCCGGCTCATGCCTCCACTGCCGACGGCCGCCCTGATGGCCTCGGCCTGTTGCCTCGGGATGACCATTTCGCCTTTTTGCAGCTTGGCCAACAACTCATCCTGCTTGATTTCCACGGTCCCAGTGTGGAATGACAGCATGCCGTCCAGCATGTTGGCGCCGAAATCAACCAGCTTGCTCGCTGCCCACTGGGTGGCCATTTTGGCTACGGCATCGGTCATGGTCCGGAGCATGGATTTCCAAAACGTGTCCCAGGACCGCCCGAGGCCGTCCATGTCACCCCGGATGCCGTTAAAAAGCGTGTCGGAGACAACGCGGCTAGAGTCCGAGGAAAACCTTCGAAACACATCGTATCCGGCCTGGCCCCAGGTGTGCTGCTCTTTGAGCAGATCCCTCAAACCAACCCGGAACCCTGCGAAAAATTGATCTGACGACATGATCATTCGGCGCTGGGCCTCAGCGTGGACTCTGATCTGTTCCTCAGCCGCCTTTTTCCGCTCCGCAGTCTCCTGAGTATTGATCTTTTTCAGCTCAGCATCACGCCACCTTGCCACCTTCACCGCATCAGCCCCGGCCAGCTCATAGGCTTTTGCCTGCGCTATTATCCCCCGGCGCTCAAATTCATAACGGTCAGTGAAAAGCTTCGTGTAATCTTGGCTAAACTTCTCCAGCAACCGCTTTTTGTCCTGCTCGCTCTTCTCTATCTCCTTCGCCAGGGCTTTGGCTTTCTCAGCCTCTTTTTTCCTGGCTTCGGCCACGGCATCAACAGCATCTTCCAACAGCCCAAGATCTATAACTTGTTTTTCTGTCGCCTTAGCCTGCTCAACCGGGATAGCAGCAATCTCGCCGCGCACGTCTCTGATCTTTCTTCCCCAAGAATCATAACGCTGTTCCGCAGCGAAAACGGCATCAGCGATCTCCTGGGCCGCGCCGTCGTAGAGCGTACGTTGGACAAGTAATTCGCGATTGACTGCTTCCAGGGCTGATGTCAGTGGATTATAATCCATGCGCCCTAAGCGGACCGGAATTTCCATGAGGGCTTCAAAGGGGACCAGCAATGTGCGCAACATGCCGAACAGCTGATGCAGCCCCTCAACTGTCACAGCCACGAATGTTTGAGTCGCCAATCGCAGATTCAGCCAGCTGGTATGCACAAAGCCGACAGTCCTCAGCACTAGGTCGAGGGCGTCCACCACTGACAGGACGCCGGACTTGGCCAGCTCCATCAGCATGTCGCGATTGTCTTCGATCTTGCCGCCCCAGCTTATGAACTGTTTTTCCGCCAGCCCCATCAGGTCGATGAAAAACTGGTTTCGCGTGATCACGAAGCCCAGCTGTTCCCACATATCGCCGTACGCGTTTGCCGCTGCCTCTCGCATCCCCGAGTAGGTATTCCGGGCCGCCGCTGCCGCACCGCCGAACTGGCCCTCAAGTTCCTCCAGAATGACCGCTTGAGCCCCGGCGGCGTCTCCGCTCTCCCAGAGGACCTTGATCATTTCGCGCTGTTCTTCGGTGAACTGCACCCCGGCACGTGAGAGAGCCCCCAGGCTGGAGACAGGATCATTTAGGGCGCGGCCTATCTGCTGGATAGACGAATTAAGATCCTGCCCCATCGCCCGGCTCATATCCAGGGCAGCCATCGTGGCCCGTTCAAAGCCTTCGCCCCGGATATTCTTAAAGGTGCCGAGGATAGCCATGCCGTTGATGATCACTTCGTCGCCAACGGTGGTCAGACGCTGATACGTCCCAGCCAGCGCCACCAGCTCACCATGTGTGAAGCCCGCGGAGTGGCCCGTGGCAGTGAGTACAGCCTGCAACTTGTTCTCGGCGACATCCTGGATGTCCGCCAACTCAACAGCCCGCTCGCGGACCCGGTTGAGCGCGTACAGCCCACCAACTGCTGCAGCTGCTGCAACGGCTCCCAGTTTGGCCACGGACTTGACCGTTTCGCCGACACTCACAGACAGATTGCGCATCCTGGATCCGGTCTGTTCACCGGTCTGTTCCAGGCCGCTCAACTCCCCGCGCACCCCTGCGAGAGCTTGCCGCGCCTCTCGGCCATCAGCAGTGATGGTTATCTGGACTCTATTTTGGCTCATTTAAATCAAACCTCAGCCGGGACAGGTCTTCCCATACAGTCAGGTCCAGATCGTTTGCCCTCCAGGGGAAACCGGCCTCCTGAAGGTTGTAGATCCAGAGCAGATGTTCCACCCACACTGATCTGCGGACATCCTTGTCCGGACATGCGGCACATGCCTGCTCTAGCCATTTTCCGTTGTGCTTTTCACAATCAGTTCGTTTTCGCTCGGTACAGGCTGATCTGTACCGCTTGAGGACTCCCCCACAGGCTCATATTCCTCCACAGTTAATTCGAGGTCTTCCAGATCCTCTGCCGACGGCAGCCTGACCATTTCTACTCCGCCCAGGACAGTACCCCCCACAGCCGCCGCGATCTCCGGAGCGGCCTTTCTCAGCAGCTCTTTCCAGTCCTCCCGATAGTCCGGATCGGACTTGTCGGCAGAAAAGGCTTTGCCATCAATTCCGAATGTCCCTTTTCGGAATCCGACCATAATGGCCAGACCATACTCGATGTTCTGGACAAATGTCCGGTCGACTATTTTTTTTCCGTCCCTGTAAAAACGCCCGGCATTGTACCGGGCGCGTTCCTTGGTTGTGGGCACTCTGAAATAGATTTCGTGAACGCAGCCGCCGATGGTGTCGCGGATCTCTATGATGTTTCTATCTGCTACCAATTCGCGCATTTGAAGCCTCCGGTTAGGAATAAATCATCCAAAATTCATCGTCCCCGCCGCCCAGTCCGAGATCGTCAGCCCGGGCGGTGAAGGGCAGATCATACGTGACCGTGCCGTCCCGATCGCCATAAGAAACCGAGTCGTACAGAGCCTTGGGGACGTATAGCCCGATCCTGTTGCCCATCTCATGGCCTATGGTGGCGTGCAACAGCCCGGGCGTGGCGGTCTTCCACGCCTCCCACGGATTGAATCCGGCCAGCGCAGAGACCTCGGGGTCGATGGAACCGCCTGGATTGCGATTGGTGATGTTGAAACCAATAATCCCCTCGGGGGCATTCAAATCCCGCCTCGGAGTAATTTCATTTCGCAGCTCCAAAGACAGGCCCTGGAATACCGGGGTGTGCCCTGCGATCCGTGCTCCCAGGGCTCGAGCCGTAGGCGGCACCAGATCCAGCATGGCCGGTGTGGGCATTGTCTCATCAGCCGGATCACTCCACAGCCCGCGGCCCTGGAAATTGATGCTCGGGATCTGTCCGCTCTGGATATTCAGGCTGAGCGTGCCCCGCCAGCCGGGGCACTTATGCAGGATGCCGTCCCGGAAAAAATAGACCAACGTGCTCTTGTGCAGTGCCGGGCTGGACTCGGGCCTGTAGCCAATAGCCGTTCCCGGATTCCCGTCGAGAATCCCGCTTGTGTCTGAGGTCAAGCCCTTGAACGTGTCTGTATCCGCAAATTGTCCGGACAGCTGCAACACGATCAATTCCGCGGGCCGGGCATCATCACCAGTGCCGGAGACCTCCGGAATGATCTGCAAAATTCGCCCTTCCACCTCGGCCAGGTCTTTTTTCACGATTTCGCCGACCAGGAACCCGGCAGAGCTGCCGTCCAGCGTCAGCCGGGCCAGATCCTCCCTGACCAGGCCGCAGGACAACAGAAATTGCTCATATTCCGGAGCTGCCACGGCACTGGCCACGACGCCGCCGCCTTTGGCCTCGACTGTCAGGTTAATGGGGACCTGTTTGGCCCCGATAACGTGACCGATAGGCGAGAGAGTATCACGGACCGGATCTCGCTCGATTCGCTCGCCTTCGGCGCTAATTTCCGGCGCCATATTGCACAGCAGCCCATTTGCCGCGGTGATTGCCGTGGCCGGATCGGCATAGCTGCTTTCCAGGGCGGCCAGGACCACAGTCCGCCTGGTCAGTTTGTAATTTGCCATCAGTCGTTCCTCCGTAAATATGTTATCGCCTCAGATACGCATCCAGGGCGAACATTGCCTCATAGCCGACTATGCCCGGCTTCCCGGTCTCAATCAGCCCATCCGTTTCCAGGCTCAGCCTGTTTCCCCCAACCTCTTCTCCTGCGAGGGAGTCAATCACCGCCTCCAGGAGCGGCAGAGCGTCGTCAGCGGCCTCGACGTCGCCACGGTAGTTCAGGGCGAGGACCAGCACGCTCCAGCGCATTGACCGGCTCTGGACGTGCAGCGACGTGGTTTGCGGCTTGCCGTACCGGGACCCCGCGTAACAGACCCACACCGCGGCCCGGCCGAACGTGAAAATCCGCTCGGAGTTGCGCCCCAGGGGCAGGCTTCCGATCTTAACGCCGGCGTGCAGATCGTCTGCCCTCAAAATTTTCAAGATCTGGTCTTCAATTTCCGAAATGACGCCCATCAATACCTCCGCCACTCTCCAGGCCCGAAAATACGAGCCGGCGCGATCACGTCCACGCCCTGGGCCTCGGGCTGGGACGTTTTGCCAGGCTCAGCACCCAGGCTGAGCTTGCCCTCGCCTATTTTGTCCAGAGTGCGCCGAATCCCGGCCTGGACATCGCGCCACGGACCGGGGTCGATATGCGGCCGCCGGTTAAAAAGGTTGGCGATCGCCAGGCGGGCGCTCATGTTGCTGACCAACCCGGGCGGGGCAGCCAAAGGCACGGCCCGCACCAGCCCGACATGGCCGTCAATCTCCCGGTCCGCCTGACTGATGGCGTCCATCAACACCTTGCGTAACGCGGCCTGGTCTCCCGTTAGGCCATCCCCGCCAACCCCGGCGGCGGCCAGCAGATCCGCATCATTCAGCCCGCCAATGTCATCGGCCAGCTGGAGGATTTCACGGGAAGGGAGCAGGGCGGTCAGGTCCGAAATTTGCGAGTAGGGCATTAGGTTCGTCCATTGTTAAGCAGGGGCACGGCGCTGCCATGCCCCTGCGAGATTACTTCAGTTACGCTACCACCAGCGCCTTGCAGATCCCTTTAACGTTCGGGATCGGGAAGGGCTTGGATTCGCCCACCAGCTTGTACCCGCTCGGATCTTTGATCTCGATGGGCTTCACGAACATGGGCATGGCCATCAGGTTCGCGTCCAGATCGTCCACGGCGCAGTAGGGCATCCGGTGCCCGGCATCCGTGGCGATCATCCGGACTTCCTTGTCCGGGACGGCGGGCGTCATCACACCGGTCTGCGGGTTGCGGTACTTTTCGGCGCGGCGTTTGATGAGGAACCCGCCGATATTGATCCCCTGATCCGTCAGCTCGACGCGGATCTTTGCCGTGGTCTCGCTGGCCTCGGCCTTGATGAACAGCTTGTTGTACGCCGTCTTGCCCGCCCAAATCTCCGCCGTGGAACCGTATCCATGCTCCTCAATGGCTTCCTGCATGTCCGTCAGCGTCTCAAAGATGTCGGCCAGCTTGCAGTCTGCGTGATCCCACTTGGCCGCCGCGGCGACATTCAAGGAGAGGATAGCGCCGAAATCGACATCGAAGATGTCCCATCCGCCGCCTTCCAGTTGCACGGGCCACTGAACGCGCCCGGAGAGGGCCTGCATACACACGGCCTCCGCCGTCTTCCGGATGCCACGGCGCAGGTGGTCGGTCCGGCCACGCGCCCAATCTTCCTTCCCACCCTGGCCCATCAGCTTGAGGTTGTTCAGGTCCGCGCCGGTGACCATGACGTTTGGACGTGCGGCCAGCGGCTCGTACCAAGCCCAGCTTCCCTGCTCTTTTGTAGCCGGGACCGACGGAGCGCCGCGGCGCACAAACGGCAGCGCATGGACGGTCGCCAGTATATCCGACGTGGAAACCATCGCGGTGTGAATCTGGGGCCGGTCCGTGAAAATCGTGTCCATGACCACGGTCTTCAACGGCGGCAGGGCCGCCAGGTGGCGGATGATCGTTTCACGCGTAAAGAGTCCTGCAATATTCAGCATGTTTGTTGCTCCTTATTTCGGATAGATCCGGTATTTTCCGGGGTTGTCTTATTCCGGGTAGATCCCGGCATCTTCCAGGGTTTTGAGCATGGCCGCGGCCGGGGCTTCGTATCCGCCGGCGTCAGCGGGCACCTTGAGCACATCCTTGCGGACCGATCCGTGGCGAATATACAGGCCGCTGGTACTGCGATCCGTGTCCAGGTCCTCATCCAGCACGCCAACTGGGACAGGCTCCCAGGTCGCCTCTATGTCGGCTTCCGCCAACGGTGCGGTTTTGAACGTGACCGTGCCTTTTCCGGTCCGGTAGTCAATTTTCCCGGTCCCCGGAGTGGTTGCGCCGTCGCCGGTCAACGTCCCGAAACCATCGTCGGTGAATGCCTCCACTCCGTCGTCAATGACCAGCGTGCCCGGCACGATGGGGCCTTTCAGGTCGAAGACGAACGTCTTCTCCGTTCCATCCCCCTCCCCGAGCACCCCGGTCATGGCCTTAAGCCAGGAGGTCAGCTTGCCGTCCAAGCCGCGGGCCAGGAGCAGCCCGACGGGCAGCAGGACGAGGGCCAGGGCAAACAGCCCGGACATGATCACCGCAGGATGATTCCCGCCCCGGGCGCGTTCATCGTTGTACGAGAAATCTCCGATCTTTCCCTTGATTGCCATGTTCTTTCTCCTCTCTTTTGTTTGGTGGCTGTGGGTTGGAGGCTAGGGGCTATGGGCAATGGGCTATGGGTCAAGCCTATCGCCTATTGCCAATCGCCTACACCCGGCTGGTCAGGTCAGCCGGAGTTTCAGAGCCGTTGTCTTTACGCGCCTGCTCCGGGCTGGCGAAATCGCCGCTCAGATCCCGGCCCGGCCTCGCTTCCAGGTCTCGCCAAAACGCCTCTTCCGCTCCGACCTTCTCGGTCTTGTCGCCGGCGGCGAAATCCAATGTGGTCTCGGTGTCCTTGGCCAGAGAGGCCGCAAACGCCAGGACGTTCTTCTTGTCGCCGGGAAGTGCCTTCCCCTCGGCCACGAGCTTTCCGAACCTCGATTCCCGATTCGCGCCCTCCACCTTGCCCTGAAACAAGGCGAATTCCGCGCCCAAGGCCTCTTTTGCGGACCTCTCATCGGCAAGGGCGGTTTGGGCGGCTTTAAGAGCCGTTTTTGCCTCTTCCAACTGAGCGGCGAATTCACTATTGCCCTTCAGCCTCTGAATCTCCGCTTCCAGAGCGGCGATCTTTGCCAATGCTTCTTTCAGTTCCACGTCGTCTTCCTCCGTAGGTTTAGAAAAATTGATGGTCATTCCCGCTTCATCCGCGAAACTCACTTCACCTAATCCGTCGATGGCCGGCGGCGTCGCACCCAGCAGCCCGATGTGGCGCAGGCCTCCATCCGGGAACAGGCTCATGGAGACGTACCGGTACAGCCCCTGTTCAACGACCCGGCGCACCTGATCCGACACGTTCCCCAGCTTCGCCTGCAACACGTCCCCGACCCGGCGCACCTGGTCAGCCCAGCCGAACGCCGGGCCGTTGGTCTCCGGATGCCCGAAAACCAGCGGGGCCTGACGCTTGGCCGGATCGTAGCTGCTGGCGATCTTGTCCAGACGCTCCGGCGTCAGATCCACGTCCTCTCCGTTCATGGCCCGGAACTTCCCAACCCGAGCGATATTGATCCAGCTCATTGCCCCTCCATCAGGTAACTTTCCAGCACGTTACGGATCTCCGGCCAATCCACTGACTCTTGGCCCGGAATGAATGTACGGGCCGGGATTTTCGTCTTTCGGCCCCGACCGGCTTGGCCGCCGTAATTGTGAATCGCCGCATAGACCTTGTTTGTGCCCGCGCTCACTTGGCTCGGCCCAGCCTGATAATTGATCGAATTCTTCAGTATTGAGCTCAGCACAAGGGTCTGTCCGCCTTCGCGTCGCGCTCGAATGGACGGCGGCCACGCGCCCCCACCAGGTGCAGTCCCAGCTTCAAACGAACGCTGGATCTGCGAGACTAGCACCTCGCCAATGCCTTCCATCGCTGGGGTCAGGTCGGCATTGCGCCGGGCGATCCCCTGAAGCATCTCCTGGACGTCTTCCAGCCCGTCGAGCTTGATATCTATCCCGGCTCCGGCCATTTAAACCACCTGCTCCAGTCTCTCCCGCATCCAATCCGGATACTTGCTCAGGTCCGCCGTCCATGCTTCTTTCGCCTGGTTTGTCTCCCATCCCCGGTCCGGAAAAGGACTGATCACCGTTTCCATGCCCGTACGCGGGTCTGTAACCAACGTAGGGCCAGGGATTCCCGCGTCGACCTCGTAGCCGTATTGCTCCACCTGGCGCTCAGAAAGGGTCTGGACTGTACATCGGCACTGGTAGCCGTTCGGGGGATAGAACGTATCCCAAAACGTATCATCCGCATGAAACACTTTGCCGTGCAGAGCGGCATGGCTCGGTCTGGTCCTCGCGTCCTGCACGGACACATAGCGCCAGTAGGGGCGGGCTCGCTTCACGGCTTGCATTTGCTTCCAGCGTCCAGCTTGAAAAGCGGACTGAACATTTGTTCGAAAAATCAACTCGGCTCGCCGCCTGTCCCATCCACTGGCCTGGATTACGTCCGCGATCGACTTTTTCCACTCGCCAAAGCTGGAGCCTTGCTCCAGCGCGCGCCCCAGGCTCGAATAGACATCGTTCACCATGTTTGCCCTGGCCAGTGCGCCAACAGTGAACGCCCGGCCTCGCAGATCCTCGGCCAAACGGTAGAAGTCGTCCGCGTCCAGGACGATTTTTGCGGCCCAGTACTTAAGAGCCTGCCGCATGGGCAGGGAGAAAGGCCTTACCGTGCTCACCTGGCCGCCCATCTGCCGTACAGGTCCGCGGCTACAAGGGCCTGTCGCAGAGCCTCGGTCATTTCATCGTCGGAGAAGTCCGAAAATTCTTTCATCAACAAAAGTTCCAGCTCCTCCGGGCTCTCGGCCTGCTCGACAATGGCCAAGAGTTGCTGGGCCAATCCATCCAGCCCGGGCTGGACCTTTCGCGCTCCGGCTTCGGCCAGGCGGTCAACTTCATCCTGGCGTGAACGTTTTTGCACACCACTTGAGAAATTCGCGGCGAAGTCCAGCCCGCTGACTGCCCCGGCTTCCTGCATCTCGAATTCATCCTCGGACAGCCCGAAGCGCCGCTCGAAATACGTCTTTCGGAATCGGACCCCGGCCGTATGCAGCCTACCGGCCCGGTCCGCTTCGGCGTCCAGGTCGTCGGGGTCTACGTACTCCCACACCGGGGTATATTCGCCGGGGGCGTTGATCTCGCCGTAGATCCATCCCAGGTCCGTGAAAAACGTCGACACCATGCGCTGATCAGCGGCCCGGTAGTCCTGCAAGACTGAATAGTGAGTTTCGGAAGCCGCCCGCGCGCCGACGCCGGAGAGATCGCTGGTCAGGGTCTGGCCGATCAGAACCTTGCTGATCGCGTTATCCCAGTGCCGGACCATCGCCTGGTGAACTTCACCCTTGCCCTGGGCCTGCTCCAGCTTCACATCAGCGCCGCTGGGCAATACGGCCACGGCATCACGGACCATTGAGGCCAAATCCTGGGCCATCTCCCGGCGCTGGGTCCGCTCCATGCCCGCCGGAGCCGTGGCCAGGGTCCAGGGCATGCCGTAGCGCTCGCAGAAGTCCATCCAGAATTGCACGCCCCCGCGCTTGAACGCCACGGGCCATAAACACCTGGAGAGCAGCCGCAGACCGTAGGGGTTTTCGTAGGTCGGGAAGTGGCGAGCCAGGAGAAACTTGAATTCCGGGATCTCCCGATCACCTTCCATTGACCGAAAAACGACCTTACTGCGGCCCGCGAAGCCGAACCAATCCCGGGGCTTGCAAACTACGTCCTTGAGCCGCAGGACGCCGCCTCGGGACTCCCAGTACAGCTCGGCCACCGTGTAGCCGAAATACGGGGCGTCCAGGATCTCCGACGTCAGGTTGTAGAGATCGATCCGCTCCAGGTCCTCCAAAAACATTTTCCGCAGTCGCTCGGCCCCGTCCGTTGGCTCGGCGCCTGCACCGGCGCTCCCGGCCCGGATCACGTAATCGTTCTTCAGAAGCGTTCCGAGCTTGCGCTGCTGCACGGCCATCGTCACTTGCTCATCGCCCAGCAGGTCCGCCAACACTCCTGTGTCGTCGCCGCGCTTGCGCAACACCGGATCAGGGTCCGGAAACGCTCCCAGCCATCCGGCTAGGTCCATCGATCCCGTTGACTCCCTGGTGGCGACCTCGGCCAACAACTCCTCGCGTCGAGCCGCGCCCGGACTCGCAAAATCTTTGATCCAGTCCCAAATCATAATCCGTAACCCCTGGTAATTTGCCTGGACATGCGTTCGCCCGTGGAAACGGGGTCCCATTCGTAAACCTCGCAACTGGCTGCGCTCACGGCCAGAGCCAACGCCCAGAACCGGTCCGCGTGCCCGTCCGGGGTGCGCTCCGCCGTGAATCGGATGTTCCCGGCCGCGGTGGTCTGCTTGGTCACGCTACGCAGGTCGGCGCGTATTTCCCTGTCGTAGGGGATTCGCAGTTGCCGATCTTCCATCTTGCCCCGCAGCGGATAGGCCAGGGCCTCCTTGGAACGCGAGGTGAACGTCACGGCCTCGACCCGGTATTCGCCGAACTTGGCCTGGGCGTCATCGGCCCAGCCGATCCCCAGGCCCGTGGCGTCAATGGCGGTCCGGTCGCAACGCTCGATCCACGGCCAGAGGGCCTTTTCCTGTTCGCCTTTGGGCATGTTTCTCAGACACTCCACGTGCCTGGTGTAGAGCACGTCTCCCAGCAGCTCGACCACCCAGAGCACCGTCAGGTCTTTCTTGCGCCCAATGTCGATCCCGGCATAAAGCCTGCCGCCCTGGGGCTGTTGCCATTTGGCGTCCGCCGGGTATTCACAGGCCGCAATGAGGTCGTACTCCAGGAACGCCACGTCATCATCCGCGGGATGACACATGTATTCCTGCTGGAACGACTCTTCATCCGCGCAGCCGGAGCGCACGAAATCATAGTACTCGGCCTCATCCATCTCCTGAATCGGATCTTCCGGAGAGATGGACTGTTGCAGCCGGTGCAGAAAGCCCTGGTCCAGGGCGTCTTGCAGCGTAACCCGGTGCAGGCTGATCTTCTTGGGGTTCCCGCCTTCGCGGACCTCTCGGATCAGACCGTTGAAAAAGTTGTTGCTGCCCCTGTGAGTCGAGATCAGCTCCATGTTTCCGCCCCAGGTGATGCCCGGGTAGGCGATGGACCAGAGTTTTCGAGGATCCGGATGCAAAGCGAATTCGTCCAATATGCGGCCACCTCGCTTGCCCGCCTGGGCGTCCGGGTTGCTACTCATCGAATGAATGCGCTTTCCGCTTGCGAAACTGAGGACATAGGCTGAAATCTTCTTGTCTTCGTCGATAACCTTCTCGCCCAGGTCCTCGGCGGCCAGCCCCAGGACCTGCGCCCACATCTTGCAATCTTCAATGAAAAGCCGGGCCTGCAAATCGTCCCGGCTGGATACCCACTGATCAAACCGCGCCCCGGCCTGGGCCGTGCGTTCGGTCCCGGCGTAGGCCGTGCCCCAGGAAATGCCGATCTGTCGGCTTTTCTCCATGAGCTTCAGGCGGGCAGTATCCGCAACCCACTTGGCCTGATACGCCAACAGCAGGGCCTTCGGGTTCGCGGGCTTGATCCTGGCATTGCCCATCAGGATGCAACTCCCATGATCCGCTCCCGGATCTCACGGACGGTCTCCTCGGATAGTCCGCCTTTCTTGGCGAGCTTCGCCACCCGGTCCCCAGCTTCTTCCAACGCCTTTTTCCGGATCTCCTCTTCACGCTTCACGTTTTCGCTGGCCGCTTTCTCCAGCTTCTCAATCGCCACGGCCAAATCCCGGATCATGCGCGGCTCCACGGCCTCGCTCCCCTCGGACATCTCCACCACGGCTTCGAACGCCAACGTCCGGACCATCTCATTCAGCAGCTTGCCAACCTCGCCCTGGGGCTCCGCGCCCAGCCGCCCGATCCACATCCGCGCGACTTCGCGGCTTTGCCGCAGCTTCGCGCCGACGGCTTCCATCTTGACCGCATACCGGTTGACGGCGCTCTTGCTCAGCGGCTCCTGGCCCTGTTCCTCCAGGATGGCGTTGATACGCGCCGTGGCGTCCAGCTGGGTCACGCGAGGATCACGCAGTAGTTCCTGCAGCTGCTCCCGGATATCCTCGGGCAGGCGATCGATGGAGGATTGTTGTCGCTTTTTATGTTCCATTTTTATGCTTCCGGAAGAGGCCTGGCCACGCCGGGCACCACGGCCCGGCCCTCGGCCACGTCTAGGCCGCGCCGGGTGGCTCGAATGAGATAGATCCCGGACAGCTCCTCGATCTCGGCCAGACCCTGTTCCCGCAGCCAGGCCCCGGCGGACCGGACCTGATCCACGCTGGAGGCGATTCCGACCAGTCCCAGGGCGTCCTGTATCAGCCGCTCATTGAGCTGGTAACCGGGGTCCTGAGCCAGGACTCGCAGAATCTCCAGACGTCGGTTCTCGTTGACCAGGGCCGCGTATTTGCTCATCCCTCACCTCGCATCAGGTGTTGATTGATCATGTCCAGCGTTCGTCGCTGGGCTCTCATTTCGCCGCCCAGGGCTGCGACTTGCGTATCCACCGAGCCAATCCGGAGATTCACGGAGTTAATCCGGTCGTAAATATCTCCCAGATCGGCCTTCGTCGGCAGGGAAGAACATTCGGCCCGGAACACTTCCTGAGCCTTGTCCAACACATTGGTGCGCTGGGACTCCTCTTGCAGCTTCACCTCCAGCTCAGCTCGGCAGCGCTCACACTCCTCACGAGGCATAAATTTTCTTCCGAGACTCCAAAGTCCCCAACCCATGAGCACCTGCACAATAAGGACGACCACGGGCACAAATTTCATGGCAACATCCATCACAGCGGATATCCCTCCTCGAATCGTTCAACCTCGTGCGCCGTCTGGCAGTCCACGCACCGCAGGCACCCAGCCACCAGCTTCCGCCGCATTTCCGGAATGCGATCATCACAGTCCAGGCAGTGGGTCCGGGACTCCGCGTTGCCTGCTACCGTCCTCCGAGCCATTGCCTCACGGAGAAACATCTCCTCAGCCGATTGGGCGTCGTCAGCGATGTCGGGCATCTAGACGGTCCTCTCCACCCAGCCGCGGGCAAATTGGCGCTGGGTTACGTCGGAGCGCAGGATTTCGATGTAGATACGTCCTTGATACAGGGCCAACAGACGCTCCAGGATGCGCTCCGCACGTGGGCGCGGCTCGCGGACCAGGAAGATCACCAGGGCGCTCATGGACCGCGGCCCAAAAATCCCGTCCAGCGCCAGCGGCTCATACCAGCCGGGCCGGCCCAGGATGTTCAGCGCCTCCTGCAGATTGCGCCTGGTCGTCTTCCGCCCCTGGTTCACGGCCATGTCGAACACGCGCCGGGCCACCACGTAGCTGCCCAGCTCGTCACATCGCATTTTCTCCCAGTATTCACGGAGATAGAACCCACGTACTTGAGACTGTAGAAACGGGTCCTGGTCGAGACATCTAGGGAAATCGGCGACACACCGGCTCTTTGCTTCGTCGATGATCGCCCAGCCTCGCCATTCCGGATGATGCACGCGGGATATTCCTCGGTAGGTCTCGCCGCCGCGATCCGCCGGCTGATCAGCGTAGCCGCCCTCCACGGGCATCAATTCCGCGTAGGCATTCTCAAACCAAGTCATTCGTCGTCTCCGCCGTCCGGAGCGGAATCCTCTGGCCGCGTTTCATGGGTCAGCCCCTCACCCAGCGCGTCGGCGCCGACGTTTTGCCTGTCACCCCAGTTTCCATCAAAGCTGAATGTGCCGGAGCACCCGGCAAGAGTCAGGATTATGAGAAACAGAATTACGCGCATGATCAATTCTCCTTGCGTATTTGGCGCTCCAACAGACGAGCATGGCGCTCAGCCCACTCCAGGCCTTCCCTTAGGCGCTTTTCGCGTTGCGTGCCCAGGTATCGGAACACGCCGGCAGCAACCACCAGCCCCAGACTAATCAGAGCGCTGACGGTCTCGGTGACCTGTTCACCGGTCACATCCAGAAAATCCACGCCCAAAGTTTTCGCAGCCAGGGCGGCCAGGGTCAGTTGAGTTTTTAGATTGTCGAGCATGATTCTCCTTGTATTCGGGCGGCGTTCCGCGTCCGAGAACGGAACGCCGCCGCTTCAGTATGGGGTTGATACTATTTAACGATTTCCCGTGCCGTACCGTTTACCCACAAAGGCAAATCCCCCGGCCTGGGAGCCTGCCCCGCCTTCAACGCGGCTTGGCCGGATTCGGTCAGGTTGTCGTAGCGGAGCACCCCGGCCATGTCCCATTTCCGCCAGACGACCTCACTGCAGAAATAGCGCTTGGCGTCAGTGGAAACGCGACCAAAGACGTTGGCGAACAAGCCCTTGAAATCGTAACCGACGCCCCTTGCGGTGGCCGTCAGGGCATCAGAGCGGATCTTGTCCTGGGAGTAGCCGTAGAGGGTGCGAGGCTGAAAAATGAAGGCCCGCCCTTTGCCGGTTGCGGGAATCCGCCCGGACAACAGCGAGAGCACCAGGCCCTTGCTCACGGCCTCCACCAGAAAAATCCTGTCCTTCAGGCCGCAATACTCATCCAATCGGACGACCAAAGCCGCGTGGCTGTACGCGGTGAACCGCTGGATGATCCACGGGACCAGCCCGCGCGACTGCCAGAGCACGCAATCGCCGGTACGCAACAGGGGCCGAATTTCTTTATACGTTTTTGGCGTTTCCATGCTCAGTGCATAACACGAAAAAAGCCCTGTATTCCAGCGAATACAGGGCCTAAATATTCCAAATTTCTCGCATTATTCACGGTCTGGGACTGGCTTTACGTGTTTTTCGGCCTGCCGAAGTCGCCACTTTTCCAAGTCCTCCACATCCGCCTCCCAGGTCCCCACGATTTTCACGATGGGGAGCCCCAGCCGCCGCCGGTAGACTTGCAGCGTCTCTTCACTCCGCCCCATGTATTTGCTGATCTCCTTCATGCCGAAGAGTCTACGCATCCGTCGCCTCCGGAACCCTCGTGCTGTAGCGGAACACGACATTTCTTCGGCAGCGATACTCCAGCCCGCACTGTGGGCAGTCGAAGTCGTCGAAACCTTCCAGATCCTCGAACATCTCGCTGTCATCCCGCACCACATGCCCGCAATGCGGGCAAACGGGCCTATCGGTCCATGTGTGATCCTGCTTATCTACGGCCATGCAACATCCCCCCGCATTTCATCAACAAACTCCATCCACACATCCCCGCCGATATGGGCCGAGATGACCGCCAGGCCGCGTTTCCAGGACGTGCGTCGGGCATGGCGGAGCAGGGCCTTTGCGTCCGGGCGGTGATACATCGCCGTCAATCCTGACATCAGCGCCGCCATGTCCCGATTCTCCACGATCCGTTGTTCATCGGTTTTCATTGGCTCTATTCTCCCTCAGTTTCTGCAGCAGCCCCCGCACTCCCGCCCCAACCGATTCGATGTCCGGAGATTCAGGTTGAGGCCCTTTAACGACAAGGGCTTCCGGCCTGTGCGCACCCGTGCCAACGGTCCGGCCGGCATCCGCCCGATACCGCAATTTCTCTTCCTTCTCCCGTTCTTGCCCGGCCTCCTGTTTTCCGGCCAGGTCATAGGCCACGGCCTTCAGCAGGTTATGATTCTGGATAGGTCTGGTCAGCTTGCCCACGCCTTCTTTCTCGATCAGGATCTCCATCGCCGAATACCAAAGCCCAGGCCGGACCAGCAGGGGCCGCCCGGCCCGCCAGGACAGTTCCGACAGCCCCAGCAGGCTCCGCAGCTCCTCCACCAGCGCCCCGGCCCGGTCCCAGGCCAGGCCCCGATTCGCAGGGCGAAACAGCCCAAGATAACGCACGACCAGAGCCGGACGCTCCAGCCCGGCAATCACAGCCAACACGTCCCGCGCCTTCGCGTCGTTCCCCCACGCCTCGGCGCTGCAACTCGCTCCGCAGGAGGGGCAGACTAGGCGCATTTTTTCCACCATTCAGCCTTCTCCAGATAATCCGAATATTCCAGCAAATCCGTCCGCAGCTTCTGCCGCGAATCATTGGCTGGTACATCATAATCCTTGTCCCACGTCAGATGGATCAATTCCTCCAGCGCATCCACCGCCGCATCCAGCTTGCGGATGATCACGGGCATCCGCTTCTTGATGTCGCTCACTGCAACCTCCTCGGCCCATCGGCCTCGATCGCTTCCGTCTTTCTTGCCCGATCATTCGATTCGATAGCCCCGTGCAACTCGGCCAGGATGCGCATTATTTCCGAAGACGCCGGTTGATTCATGGGGACCAGGATCTTCAAGCGACCTTTCACTTCATTCTTTCGCTCTCTCCGCGCCTGGAACACCTCCCAGGTAGACCCCAGAAAGAAACCAATCCCGATCAAGGAGGCCGAGATAACATAGACATCCAGGCTCATGCCGCCTCCTCGTCATCCTCATCATCATACTGCGCATATTCTCCTTCGGTTATCGGGCGCAGCGGATAACCTTCCATGCCTGGCAGGCCCCGCTCAACGAACTTTCTCGAAAGGGCCAACAATCTATGCTCTTCCGGGAGCCTGGTTTTATATTCCACTTTGATTGCAACGGCAGAGTTTTCTGGCTCACCATTTTCGTTCTCAGCAACGCCTTCCATTTCAAATAGAAAAATCACTGCCTTTCCCGCTTCATCAATCTTCCAGTTCTTCATGCCGCCTCCTTCTTCAACCCCATCTCCAGCAACCATCTTTCCATCAAATCCGCGGGAGCAGGGCATGTTTTTGGGTCTTTGCCTGGCATTGGAAACAGCGCAGCCATGCAGGCTTTTCTCGGCGCGGCCCAGGCGCAGCACTTGGCCGCGCACACGCCCATTTCGCGGGCTTGGGCATGGGTCATGCCGCCTCGCCGTGGGCCAGGAGGTCCACCAGCCAGTACTTGTCCGCCTTTCTCAGGTCGACCTCGGGCAGATATTCCAGGATATAGGCCCGAACATCCTGCTCCTTGATCCACCACTGGTCGCCGCCCTGGGCCTCGGTCCGGGCCGTGCCCCGGCGTGTCGCCTTCAGCCGCCCGGAGTCGATCAGTCGGCGGATATGCTTATCGTCCACACCCAGACACAAGGCCACGGACCGGGCGGACATCCCTTCCAGGTTCTTGAGCATCCGGGTCCTGCGGAGCTTCAAGACAATGCCGTTCACGCTCCGCTTGTAGCCGTTCGCCTTCATTTTCCGTTGGATCACCTCCGGATGCAGATGGGCAACCCGTTGCAGATACGACAGTTCAGCATCCGACCAGTTCGGCTCTTTCGGCTGCTTGGCCACCCAGCCCTGATGCAAGGCGTACCGGCTCACCTTCCACCTGGGCAGGTGCAGCCGCCGAGCCAGATCCCGCACCTGTCCGGCCCCTGTATCGCTCTGATACACGCGCCGGATTTGCTCGTGAGCCTCGGGAGTTATCACATACTTTGCCGGCTTCATGCTCCGGGCCTCCGAAACTCCCGCTCCAACCTCTGCAGCGCCTTCTTGGCCGGCCCGGCTCCCTGGGCGTCCAGTATGCCGATCAGGGCCACGCGCTCTTCTGCGTGAATCCTGGCCGAGTACAAAATCCGATCCCGCAGCTTGCATCCGTTGCCATCCGAGATTGGACATCCCTTTTTCCTCCTGTCTGTTGATTGTTCACCCCATTAAATTGAACCCCGCGAGCGGTTTCCCGCTCGCGGAGCCCCATCAAAGGAGGTGTTTAGCCGTTTTCACCCCGGCCAGGGGCTTTTCCAGTAGGGCCGATACTCTCGGACACCATGCCGATTTCCCGGCCCCTGCCACGGTCTCGGGCACAAATTTTCAGCCCCGCACTTATTTATTCATCTATTCCGGCCTCTTGAGCCAACTTCACAATATCATGAAATGGCAAGGCAAAATATTTCCCGGTCTGTAATGAGCGCACAACCGGGGTGCTCATGTTCGCGATCGAGAGCACATAGTAGTTCCCGTAATAGTCTGTGATTTCGCCCTTATACTCCCGGTAAAATAGCGTTCCCGGTTTAAGTATTCCCCCTATCTTCGCCTGGTTACTCATGGCGTATTGCCTCCCAGGTGATGCTCGCTTTGTCCTTCCTTTCCGTGCCGATCACGGCCAGTCGCTCATCGGTCCAGCCCTCGATCTTGTCCCAGGCCACGCTCTCTTCCACCCGCACCCCATCGAGCCATCCCAGCCCCTTCAACGCTTCCACGGTCACGGCCTTCGCCTTGCGGACCACCTGGCGCACGGTCAGGATCAGGGAGCCGGAGGGCAGCCCGCAGCGCACCCCGGCGGCAGCCTGGTCCTTGTCCGGCGTGCCGAACAGATCCACCTGATGCCGCGTCGCCAGCGCCTCGATCTCCTTCTCGGTCTCCTTCAACCTCGCCACTGTGGGCGCGACCAGCTCAGTGAATCGCTCCTTCACCTGTCGCGTTTCGGCATCGTAGCGGTCCTTTTCCTCTTCCAGCCGAGTTTTCAGCGCCGCGGCCACGCGCAGCAGCTCATCGGCCCGCGCATGGGCAGGGCTGGGCAGCTTCTTTCTTGCGCTCATGATTCCCCCGGAATGTCAGCAGTGAGGCTGAGCTGGATTTCATTCAGCAGCAGCGGCAGATTGGTCCTCTTGATCGCCGCGATTTTGGCCAGAATCTTCAGGGCCTTCGTCTTTTCCTTGCGGATAAATCCCTCCAGGTCGGACCCGGCCACCAGGAGGTAGTAACCACCGCCGGAACTGCTCTGGCTTGTCCCGATAGGGAAGCCCTCCCGCTGCACCAGGGTGATCAGGTCTCGCAGCTGGCGGGTGCCGTTGATCTTGGTTTTTGGCTCCTTGCCGAATACCCGGCGATACAGATCAACCATCGAGATCGCGCGGCCTGGTCCGGGATGCTGGACAATCACGTCCTTGAGCCGCCCCTTGAGCTTCATCAACTCCAGCTCGGCTTCCGGTGTCTTTGGATTCGCGTTCAGCATGTCTGAGCCTCCACCTGTTCGCCTTTTTCTCTGCATAAGCACCCCCCGGCGCAGACCTCCAACGTCTCCAGCCGCGCCGCCGGGCTCCACTCCCGTTCCATATTCTCAACCTGTTCCGCACAATCCTCCAGGACCTCCCGGCAAAGCCGCACCATCCCCCATTCCAACTCCGGAACCCGGCCAGCCAACTCGCCCAGTGCGTGATGCACGCTTTTAATTTTCGTATTGACCATCGTCTTATCTCCTTGTTTTATCTTAGCGTCTTAGCTCATACCGGACACATGCCCGCATGTTGAAACTTCCCCATTTCCGCCTGCATCCCGGCGAAAATTCTCGCCTGGGCCGGGCTCATCTTCCCGGCATTCGATTCCTGCCTGGTCTGGTAGGCCTGAGCCTGCAAGCAGGGGGTTTTGCCGCATGTTTTGCGGATGTACGTTTTCCCATTGCTGAGTTTGGCCTCGTATTCATAGGCATCCCCGCAGAACGGGCAGGGGCGGGTTTTGCTCGCTGCCTCGCCATCCTCCAGGGAAAGCCGCCATTCTCGTTTGCACTCCGGACAGCGGAAGAGGCCGGGCACCACCGCGAACTGCTCCCACTCATCCTGATAGCCGCACGCGCAGCTGATATTGCACTGTTCGTTTCTCATGCCGCTGCCTCCTTGCGCTTCTGTTGGGCCTTCACCAGCGCCGTGACCACGCTCCCAAGTTGCCTGGAGGTCAGCCATTCCACCCGCTCAGAGCCGTACATCCGCTTGGCGATGCCGTGAGCGTACGACCAGGGGCGCTTGCCCTCGGCAAGCAACGCCTCGATCTTGCCCAGCAATGGCCCCTTGCCGTCCGTATCCATGTTCGCAGGCTTACCCGGGTGCTTCGGCTTGCTCAGCTCCACGCCCTGAGCCAGGGCTATTTTCTCAAGTCGCATGCAAATGCTGACCAGCTCACCAAGCCGCATATCCGCACAACTCCGTTTGCCCGTGGCCGCTTCCAGCATGTCCCGGTACGAATCGTCATCCAGCCCCAGGGCCTTCCGGCCTATGTGGATCTGGGCCAGCAGGCCCTTGCGTCCGTTTGCGTTTTTCATGGGTTCAGCTCCCGGTACGCCTTGAGCTGCTGCTGGACGCAGTGGTTCAACATCACAAAGTCGGCGCCGTATTCGTCAATCCAATTGATGCTGCAGTCACAGAATATGTTTTCGTAAACCCCCTGGCCGCATTCCAGGTCTTCAAGTATCCCGTGATTCTCCAGGTAAACCCGCAGGCTACGCATTGCGTCCGCTTGCCGGTCTATGCAGTGCTTCTGCATTCGGTAGTCACGGGGCCAGCTTTGCTCGCAACGCTGCCGCACGTCATCCGCCATCGCCTCGCCGGCCACCATCGCCAAGCCAATCGCTGCGCCTGCCAACATCCTTGTGATACGTTTCATGACTCGCTCCTTTGGGTTGTTTTTCTCAATCTTGGTGCAACCTTGACCATTGCTCCGGTGTTGCCGTCCTTGACCATCCTGGTCTGGCTGTTCCAGGTGGGCGCTTCCGGGCCGGTGTCCCGCTCAAGGGGGAGCATCCATTGTCCGGATCGCATCCGGACCAGATACCCGGCGTCTTCCAGGGTCCGGATGTACCGCTGCAAATCCCTGACGGCGTCTTTCTCCGTGCCGTCGGCTACCAAGGAGAGCAGATCATCAACCGAGAATTTGCGCTTCAGGCGCATGGCCCGCCATGCTCTGGCCCGCAACGTCGTGGCCCTGGTGGTCTGGGCCCGGACTGGACCGGCGACTTTCTGACCGCTCCGCAGCCAGATCCGGCCCTGCTCGGTGATCTCGCAGACGCCCTCGCTGATGCTTAGCAGCCCCCGCCGGGCCAGCGCCCGGCAGGTGCACCGCACGCCGCCGTCCGGCGCGTCGAACATCGCATCCAGGCCGCGAATGGTCATGAGCCCATTGGCCAGCATTTCCAGGATTCTCCGGCCTCGCCACTTGCCCATCACTTGCCTCCGTTGACGGCACGGACAACCTTTTGCTTCCGGCTCTGCCAGTCGAAGGACAGCGCCATGCCCGAAAACGCTTCAAGATTCGCCGTGGCCATGCTGTTGGCGATGGCCACACGCTCCACCGTGGAAATGATGTTCAACACTTCGCGCATCCGGCCGTTCGAAAGCCGGTGCACCTCGCCGGCCAGGTCGTCGGCAATGGGCACCTCGGAGAGCACTGAGCAGGCGAACCGGACGTCATCCAGCGTGACCGGAGTGAACTCCACGGCCTGGGCGATCCGGCTATGAATCTGGCCGTGCTTGGCGATCATCTTTTGAATGCGCTCCATGCCGATCAGGACCACGACCACTTCGGCGAAGTCGCTCAGGTCGCGGATCTTCTCCAGGGTCTTCGCACCCTGGGCCAGAGTGAATTCCGCCTCATCGATCACCAGTGCCTGCTGGGTGCGGGCCAGATGCTCGGAGAGCCGGGTAAAGAGCTGCTGGCTGGTGCCGGTTGGGTCCACGGTGCGCAACTCGTGAGCCAGATCCCGCATGAAATAGCGCGGGGTCCAGTCCACTTTTGCCCGCAGATACACGGCTCCGGTCTCCACGGCCCAACGGTCCGCGACGTGGCTCTTGCCCAAACCCGGCAGGCCATGCACCAGCATCAGCCCGGCCTCGGCGGCTCCGCGCTGCTCCACCTGGCGCACCGAAGCGACGAAGCGGCCGTAATTCTCTGTCTTGACGAATGCCTTCCTCATTTCATATCCTCCTTTCTTCTGTCAGTTGAGGTTCACCCGAAACGAAGCCCGGCGCCGTCTGCCGGTCTTCGTTTTTTCTTACATCTGAGCGGCGTGAACGTGGGCCTGGCCCTTGTAGCCAATCCCGTCGAACTCGTACCGCTCGGCCATATCCGCGTATTCATCGGTACGCGCGTAATTGGCCAGCCATTCCTCATCCTGGGCCGTGCATCGCTCCCGGTGGGTCATCAGCCACCGGTAGCGGTGCATGCCGTCCTGGAACAGGGGCCGGCGCTCTTCCGCTGCAGGCTGCTCCTGGACCGAAACATCAATGATCACACCATCCGCCTGGGCAGTCAGGGCTTCCGGCGTCTGCCTGCCAAGAATGTCCCCGCACTCAACCAGCACGCCGTCATCTTCCGGCAAGGTCAGCATTGCGCCGGGCGCGATCCGCTGAGCTTTCGCCTCCAGGCGCATCAGCTGGCCCTGCTGCCGGCGGTCCCTGGCCGCGTCGATCCGGGCCTTCGGGAAATACGGCTGGGCGTGTCCGTCCAGCTCGGCAACGCAGACCCGCAGGCCGGCCAGGGTGTAGACGTAGACCTTTTCAACGTCCCACATGTCGTAACGCACATCCACGATTTCGCCGTGCAGCTCCTCCAAATCCTTGTGGAAATAGCTCCCGCCATAGAACTGCACCAGGCCGCGCCGGACCTTGCGCTTTTCGCTGGGCATGAACATCTCGGCCCGCTGGCTTTCGGTCACGTGATCCGGCTTCCAGCCTTTGTTCACGGCGTCCGCCCAGGCCTGATCCGGGCTCATCCGGCGCATCCGGCCGTCTTCAATGCGGATCTTCGGCAGTGCGGAATGGGGCCTGGCGTTGTATTCCCGGACCACTGCCATCAACACTTCCTTGAATTCCTGCCAGGTGGGGAGGGCAGCCCGGCCCGTTTTCTTGAGAGCATCACGGCTGAACTTGAAGACCTTTTTCGCCGCGTCCCGGTCCATGTCCGCATGGGAGCAAGAAAACAGGCGCTTTGCCGCTGGGACCCAGATGGACTTGCCGGCCCTCTCCATCAAGCCCTTGCCCTGGGGGCACCTGGCCCGCGAATGGGTCAGCTCGTATCCCAACCGGGCCGCCATGCCCGTGCCCATCTCCGACCAGATCGCATTCGTGTATCCTGAGCCGCGGTCCGCGTAGACCATCGCTGGAAGTCCGGCGCCGACGCAGGCCATGCGCAGCGCGTCCAGCGTAGACATGGCGGATTCGGCCAGCGAAACGGAAACCCCCACGCAGCGCCGGGTTGCCACGTCGATCACGAGGGTGATCTCGGGCTTGAACGGCTGGCCATGATCCGGATGCTGAATTTCCGCGTCGAAAGTGGTGCCGTCCATCGTATAGACGTCGCAGGGCCACAGTTCGTCGGTTTTTCGGCGTACGTAGGGCAGCAGGCCAAGGTAGGCGTTGCCGGTTTTGCGGCCTTTTTCCCTGGCCAATGTAGAGAGGGAGCAAACGAAGCGGCGCACCGCGTGGTAATTTGGGCATGGCCCGGTCCCGGTCCAGCCGGCGGCGAACTCCCGGTGGGCGTCCGCCAGGGAGGGCTTGGAGGGGCGCTGGTAAATGGCCAGGAAATCATGCCCCCAGGCCGGGAATGTTTTCGGCTTCGGCGCATACGCCGGGGCGAGTTCGATCTCGCCGCCGGCATGATATCCGCCGACCCACCTATATAAGGTTGCCTTGCTCAGCTTCCGCCCGGACTTGCCATCCTCACCACCGACCACGGCCCGCTCCAGATGCAGGCTCAAAGGCTCCCGCAGATTCCCGCTTTTCGCGGCAGATACCAGGGACTCGATCACGGTATTCCGGGTCAGCCCCCCCGCCTCCAAACGCTCGATGTGCCGGACAAACACCATCCGAGAGGTCATCACCTCACGCTGCCAGTTCGTCAGCAAATCCGTCCGAGAATCCTGAACCACCGGCAAAAATTCCCGCTCCACCACGGCAGGCACAGCCGAGGGGTTGCTGAGGAGGTGCGCTTGGATCTTTTCACGGACATCGTGAGGTAATCCCTTATAAGGATACACGCGCCCACCGCCGCGGCCCTGGCGTTTTTCGAAGGGCCATTTGCCTTCATTTGCCATCTCATTGACTCTACGCTTTGAGATACCCATAGCCTGGGCGATATCCGCTGCTGCATATGTCGCCTTCATTCTAGCTCTCCTTTGCCAGGAATCCTTCTGGGCAACCCTGAGCGAGAAACCACAACCTGATTCGCTCGCTGCTGTAGCGCCCGGACAGCCAGTGCGACACCATAGACCGACTGACGCCAATCCCTTCGGCGACGTCCTTGCCCTTGATGCCCTTCTGCAGCATCCAGATTTTGACTTTTTTCAGTTTCACAACAACTCCTCCATAAGAGCCCGCTTTCTGGAAGCGCGTTTCTTTTCCTCCAGGGTCAAGCGCCCGAACTCCATAATTTTAAGATCATCAACGCTGACAACCCGAAACCCGGTAACGGACAAAGCCGCATCCAGGATTGCCGTATTGCCGGTTATCATTGCCATCGCCGCGGCGAATTCCAGAGGGAAGCGCCAGCCTTGTTTGCTGGCTGCCGTCCAGCTGTTCAGGTGGTTAACGGTGACGCTCTCACCGGTCACCCGGCTCATTTCTTCCGCCAGGTCTTCCCGGGAGATAGGGCACTTCTCTAGTGTCTCACGCAGTGCCTCTTGAACGGCATCCCGCACCCTGTATCCACCAGCTCGAACCGGTTCACGGTGCAGGTCCAGGGGTAGTTGTAACTGCCCCCTGTCCGTGCGGGCTTTCTTTTTTGTCATTGCATTACCCTTGTTCCTGTCGTAACTTCCGGTGCTCCATCAATTTGTTGAGATGAGTTGTACAATTAAAAATTGAACCATGTCAACGTAGAATTTAAGGTTCCCACTTCTTTTTTTCACAAAAAAATTATACTTGTAATACTAAATTGAAATGATTAAACAAAACAATAAAACTCCTCCGCCCGCTTCTCCGCTCGCTTTGGAAAAAGAAGTGAGCGGAGAAAAACGCCCACACCATAAAAAATTCGAGCAAATTTTAGAGCGTCTTTTCTATGCCGTTGATGCTGCCAACGACAGCGAACTTGCCCGTGCTTTGGACAAAACCCCACAAGCAATTGGCGCGGCCAGGGATCGGGACAACGTTCCGAGTAAATGGATTACAACTATAAGTGAAAGATGGGGGTATTCCGCGGATTGGCTCCTGCACGGGACTGGCCCCATGATGCGTGAGGGGCAGGATATTCCCGTTACACGCCTTGCCGTCGAAACAAAGGGGCTAAAATGCGAAGAGCCATTGCAAACATATGGCAGGGGTGTGAGGCTTGGCAGCGTCGATCTGGTGCATATCCCGAAAGTGAAAGCCAGACTATGCGCCGGCAGCGGCAGTATGGAGACGAGCGACGACATAGATGGGTATTACGCATTCCGCAGCGACTGGATCCACCGCAAGGGACAGCCTGGCAGGATGGTGCTCATGGACGTGACCGGCGATAGTATGGAGCCGGAGCTGAGGGACGGCGATACGGTCCTGATAGATCAATCCAAGACAGAGATCCTTCCCGGAAAGGTCTACGCCGTAGGCATCGAGGACGCCGTGATGATCAAGGCCGTAGACGTAGAGCCGGGCCAGATCATCCTCCGGTCATTCAACCGGGATTATCGGGAAATCGCTGTAAAGCCAGGCCAGATGAACGGAGTGCGGATCGTGGGGAGAGTGGTGTGGAGCTGTAGGGAGTTTGGGTGAACACATTTAATTAAAGGAGGGCTTATGGCCAACGAGTTGCTGTGCACGAATTGCGGGGCAAAAGGGAAGCCAAAGAAGATTGCGAAGGGTTCTTTTGTTTTAGAGGTTGTCCTTTGGCTACTGCTGATCGTTCCTGGAATTATCTATTCTTTCTGGAGACTAACATCCAAGCAAAAGGTTTGCCCCATCTGTAAAGCGCCAAATATGATCCCGCTCAGCAGCCCAATGGCCCAAAAGATTATGGCCCAATAATGAAAGCCAGCGCCGCAATAGCGGCCTGGCTTCTTCTCTTTGCCTCTGCAGCATGGGCATGGGAGGGGAAGGTGATCCACGTCGCCGATGGCGACACCATTACTGTCCTGACTGAAGACAAGCGCCAAGTCCGTGTCAGGCTATGGGGGATCGATGCGCCGGAAAGCGGCCAGCCATACGGCCGCCAGGCAACCGCATACGCCCGCGAGCTGGCCGCCGGACAGACCGTGCGGATCGAGGAGATGGATACCGACCGCTGGGGCCGCACCGTGGCCCTGGTCCACCTCCCAGACGGCCAAACCCTCAACGGCGCCATGATCCGCGCCGGCCTGGCCTGGGTCTTCCTCCGCTACTGCAACCGCCCCAAAATCTGCATCCCCTGGGCCCACGGCCAAGAAACCGCCAAAGAATCCCCCCTCGGCCTCTGGACCGAAAAACACCCCACGCCACCGTGGGAATGGAGGAGGAAGTGAGAAATGCCTGATCAACTGATTATTCGGAGTGAAGAGGACGCCTATTCAGTACTTCAGAGGCACATAGACGGAAGTATCGACCTTGAAGACGTCTCTATTCAGTTTGAAGGGTGGCCTAGGCTTGAAGTAACTCTTTGCGGAGAAAAATACCGGCAGTCGATAACTCCGACGATGATGAAGTCATTTTTGGAATTTCAATCAGAAATATATAGATCATATAGCTTTATAATCTATGAATCCTATAATATTCGCTTGTTATCCAAAGAAGAGCGTGATAAACTCGAAATAATTGTTAAGGTTGTCGGCGGTTCATCAATTTATGATATCAATTTCCAAGAGATAATTGAAAAGTTTCTTGGGAAGGGAATAGAAAAAATGGACTCAAAGCAAATCACCTTGATAGTAATTACGCTTGCTGTCCTGTTTTTTGGAAATTCCGCGTTTCGCACATACCTTGACCACAGAAAAAACGTCCGCATTGCGGAGGTTCGGAGCGATGAGCAAAGAGAGCACTTGCAAGCACTACAGTTTTTAAGCGAACAAGAAACGGAACGATCAAGAATCATAGCATCAATAGCCGCTGAAAATGATCAAGTTCGAGACATCCAGCACTTTGCATACGACGCTCACGGCGCACTTGTTAAAAGCATCGCGCCAGCGAGCAACGGAAAAATCCAAGGAATAGAGATTGACCCTGAAACTGCGGAAATACTTACCGCAAACGCAAGAAAGCACGCCGAAGAAACGAGACTCGACGGCACATACAAAATACTCCGCGTCGACACGTCAGACCCAACTGAATTCAAGGTGCGCATTCAAGACACCACAAGCGGCCAACTGATCGACGCGATATTGCAAGACTCCATCCTCAGCCCACAGAATAAACCTACGCTGGAAAGGGCTGTGTGGGCCAGGACACCTGTATCCCTGGCCATAAACGCAAGGAGCCTGCAAGGCGAAATCAGAAATGCCGTAATAATCTCCGCCCGCGAAGCCGGAGCGGTTCAGACCGCTGAGCAATAA